AACCACGCGACTCGAGACTCTGGTTCTTAGAGCCTGGTAGGTCGCCGGTACACGTCCCGGAAAGACGCAGCAATACTCCAATGTTGAGTAGCGGGCGCCACTCCCCCGTGTCGTCTAAGACGGGGGAATGTTTGAGGAATTGGATGTCCTCAATGAGCTCACAACGTTCGAGGGTTATGATGTAACCAACTGAACGTGCAGCGGCAATTATCTCCTCAGGTGTCTCGGCGTTGCTTTCAGAAATAGCGTGACCGATCATAAGTGAGGCGAAGTTGTTGACACTTGTCGTTACAGTGGATCCCGAGTAAAGGGTAGGATCGTTATCTATATTCTCCAACTCGACGTAGGCCTTTCGTTGTCCGAGGTCGTACACGCGGATAGGTAGGCGTAGTTGGTCGATTAACATTCCGATGTCTCTATGCGCATCCCCGCTGACAGTGTCCTGGTAGGATCTGAATAGCGTGGGACCGTGGCTCGCATCACACGAGGAGATATCGACATTGTATCGGGTAACCACACCTGTGGAGGTGCGTATGGCCAGACACGAGTCGTCGGAAAAATATGCAAAATAGTATTTGCGTGGAGGAGCGATGAGATTTGAAAACACCTCACCTAGCTGTTCATGGCTAGGTCCGGCGCAAAAGTGGAACACAGCATTGTCCGTGAAGACATCGCGTTTCTGTGCCGACTTAAGGTAATTGGTGACCCGGAAACCCTGCAGACTGGCGGGGACCTTGAGGTCTCCGATCATCCGAGGTTCTTTCCCAGGCTTGGCCCATTCGTTCTTTTTCATCTTATAGGTGACGTACGTCAACCATAGGTTATTAGCCCATGTGCAACGTTTGACGCCCCCGATTAGGACGTCTTCCATGGCCTGTACTCTTAGGGCCTTCTTCTGGTGTGGATCATCAAAGTGATCGGTGGCTTCCTGCCGCCACCCTTCGTAGTCAGCGAAGGCAGTGGCATAATTTTCTTTCAGTTCCATGACGAAGGCGTTGTGCGCTTCAAGATAGAATTTTTGATTGAGACGGAGGATGATTT